TGGATCATCGCGCGCGAAGGCAAGGACATTGGCGAGGTGATCAAGGATGCGAAGGACTTGATGCCATGACCCCTTCAAAAGCCTGTTTCGATCTGATCAAGCAGTTCGAGGGATTCCGCTCTAAGGCGTATTTGTGTCCGGCTGGTTTGCTGACGATTGGCTATGGCCACACAGGAGCAGATGTCTTGCCTGGGATGCGCATCACTGAAGCGCAAGGCGACGACCTGTTGCGCAAGGATGTGGCGAAGTTCGCCGCGCTTGTTGAGAAGGCGTTGACTGCAAAGGTAAGCCAAAGCCAGTTTGACGCCTTGGTGTCCTTTTGCTTCAACACAGGACCCGGCAAAGCTGGCGTCAAGGATGGGCTGATCACCCTGAAGAACGGCAACCCATCTTCATTGCTGCGAAAGACGAATTCAGGCGACAAGCTCGGCGCTGCGGCTGAGTTTGACAAGTGGACCAAGGCAAACGGCCAAGAGTTGCGCGGCCTGGTTGCGCGGCGAGAAGCAGAGCAAAGGTTGTACTTGTCATGACCTGGCGCACCGCACTTGCATTACTGGCCTTGATCGGATTCGGCTTTGGCTGCCTTGAGGTTGGCAAGGATCTAAAGCAGGGCCAGTGGGATGCAGACAACCTGACCAAGGCCGAGAAGCGAGCCGCAGAGGTGGCGCAGGCTGAAGCCGATCTACAAGCCAAGAACGACCAGATCCACAAACAAGCACAGGAGCACGCCGATGAGGTCCGCGCTATCAATACTCGCCTTGCTGACGCTCTTGAGCGGCTGCGCAAGCGCCCCGAGCGCATGCCCGAATCTTCCCGTTCAGCCTGTGCGGGAGCAACTGGGGCCGAGCTTTCAGGACCAGATGCAGGATTTCTTAGCCGGGAAGCAGCTAGAGCAGAAGGCATTAGATCCGCGCTGAAGGAGTGCTACGCCTGGATCGACAAGGCGACAAGTCAATAACCGCCATCATCAACGCGAACGCCACGCGGCCTCTGGGGCGGCAATGCCAGAGGGATTCCCCCAGCGCGGCGCTGGGCATGGCGGGAGCCGATAGCGCAGATCCAGCGCGCCGAAGTTTGGCGCGTAGCCGCATGGGTTGTTTAAGCGTGTTACAAAAAAGTGCTTGCACACCTGATCAAATCGTAATACATTAACTACATGGACAGCGCGGTGCGGTCCAGCAAATCAGGAGAGCAACATGGCACAAATCGAATCGACACACGAACTGGCTCGCAACGTCGCCTTGTCTTTTGACGCTGATCACTGGGAGCGTGCTGACGGCACGATCGTGATCGCCGGTTTGACCCAAGCCGAGTTTGACGAAGAGCTTGCGGCGCTTGTCGCAAAGGGTGTGCAGCCAGCACGCCGCCCACGCGCGATGGCCGCTTACAACAAGCTGCAAAGCGAGGCATAACATGATTACGGCCCGCATCGTAGGGGCCGGCCTTGAGCCGGTCAATAACAGCTTTGTAGAGTTTCCTGACGGTGAAGACGACCGTTTTGATGACCTTGAGCAGCAAGCCGCAGAGATTGCGGCGTCAGGCACCAAGTGTGCGATCCATTGGTATCGCAACACGGATGGGCAGTCTGGGTACTGGGGGCCAAAGGGTGTCAGCGTGCAGCCTCAGTGGTTTAGCCCGAGGGGTAGGCCAAAAGCGGGGCCGGACCATGAGCCTCCTACCAAGCCCCGCTCAATCCGGCTAGACGATGAGCGATGGGCAAAGCTGCAAGCTCTCGGGCGTGAGTGGCTTGAGCGGCAGATTGATAAAGCTAACCCTTAATTGGGTGCCAGACATTCAGCCCGGTATATCCGGGCTTCTGTCTTTTTACTGCGCTTGGCGATTATCGGGCCGAAGATAAACCCCAATAATGGCTACGTTCTGGCGATTTTTCGACACGTCTGAACGAAATGTCTAAAAAAGCGCCAAATCTGAACATAAAGAAATCCCCCGCATGACGCACCGCGCTTTCACCGGGGCCAGAGGCGAGGGACATTTGAAGAAGGCGGCCACGATCCCGCAACCCTGAGCGATGCTCTTGACCCTCAAGGCTCTCGACTGTTTACTGCCTGCCTTTCGGCATACTTTGCGCTTTACCGGGTAGCTAACCCAGGACATTCGCAAAACTTGACCGCAATCAGTTTGACCGCGAATCCACTAATCTATTGGTCAGCAAGGGCGCGCAATGCGCTACCGAGCAATCGAGAGTCTTGAAAGCCACGTCTTTCCGGGTGTCAGCACTAGGCTACCGCCAGAACGTGCAACGCCCCAATTCTAGCCATCGCCGCTACGCCCAGCAAGTTATCGCGCCGAGATAATCTCGCTAATCTCGCTTGATGTTATCGCCGGGAGGCGTTGCAATGGGCGCCACTCTCCGCACCACCAGTGCCCGCCAGTAACAGGGTAAGACCAAAGCTGATGAGAAGGCGTATCTTCTTCGTCTGGCTTCATGTTTCGTTGCGGAGGGAATCTACAGCACGCGCCCTCTCTTGGTTTGGCGTCATCCTCATCGCCATAATCGTCCCAAAACTTGCATGTTTCGCACGTTTCTCCTGAATCAATGTCGCGTGGCTTCATCGCCACTCCTTTGCAATACCGAATCGGGCGCGGATGGCGTGGGCGGACCTCTCTCCATAGATTGATCCGCACTCTGCTCCTCGATCAATGATCAACTGACCATGATCGTTGACGCAATCAATCAACCCCGCCTCAATCGCCAGTTCCTTGATACGGTCTTGCATGTCAGTCATTTCTTGAAACATCCTTGCGCCCGAAGAACGGCGTTGCTTCCATCGTGAGCTGATGCCAAGGCGACTCTCGCAGCTTGGCATGCTTCTAGGCTTGAGAACTCTTGCTGAACGACGCCAACACCACCGTAAGTAGAGGATGTCGCCCAGATCATCAAAAGTACATATATCGTTTGCATGTCAGTCCTTTGGGTGGGTTGATTGTGCTCCGTAGCCGTTTTCTATCAATTCGCCGCCAATTCGGCATGGCGCATCAGGATTGGCGAGAAGCCACCGGATAGCATCTCTCGTTTTCGCCTCACGCTGGCGTCTGTAAGGCGGCCAGAGCATCAATAGGCTTTCAAAGATGGTTCTCTTTCTGAATGTGTGCATCACTCCCCCTCGCCGCAATGGCATTTAAAGAAAATCCCGCGCAAATCCCGCAAAACTGGCGATCCTGAGGCTAGATGATTCCGACCTGGGGCAGCGCTCTGGCTGCTCATCTTCGTCACGCTCTGGGAAGTCGCCAGCGTGCTGGTGGTCGTCTGGCTCTGGTTGTTCCCCGGCTTCCCAGGGGCGGGCGTTGGCGCGTTCTCGGGCTCGTCGTGATGTCATGTGCTCACCTTCCGTTGGTGGTCTGCGGTGCTGTGCTCCATCTTGACGATGGCGGACTGGATGGCATCTGCGAGGTTCGGCCAGTCTTTGCTGTTGGTGAGGATGCCTTTTGTCGCGATGGAGATGCTTGCCTCATCCATCCACGACAGCGTTGCTACGACTTCGCCGTCTGTGTCGGCGATGATCATTTCGTTGATTTCTGGCGTGTAGATCATGAATTTCTCCAAGCAAACGAAAGCAGATCACGCATGATCCAGATGTGCCGCATGTTGGCAACGTTGACGACATCGACAGCGCGGGGGAAGACTTCGACGGCATCGTGCATGGGGTAGCCTGCTTCTGCCTTGATGCGCTGCATGTCCTCCCACGAAATGCCATCCTTCCACCTCGCGCCATCCATTGATGTGATGTTGATAGACAATCGGACAAGGGCCGCACCTTCCTCGGCAAACTCCTGAACGAGAAAATCGCGGGAGCGCAGCACTCGAAGCTGTGGGCCATCAGGCCTTGGCCACTGGCTGCGTGGAACCTCAACCAGGGCCGCTGGCCACTTGAGGTTGTCACGCGCCAACTGGCGGCGCTGCTCTCGGGTTGTGTGGATGCTCATACAGCCTCCGCCTCTCGCCGTTTGATGGCGTCAAGGTGGCCGCGTATTGATTCGGTTGATCGCTGGTAGCCCTCTCGGGCAAGGGCTCGTTTGATGAGTTCTTTGCCGTGCCCGAGTGCCCGCTGCTCAAGGATGATTGCGAGTTCGGCGGGCTGGAGCGGTTTGCCGTGCCATCTACCAGACATGGGTTTCTCCTCTGGCTCGTCGTGATGTCATTTCAGGCCTCCAGTGCCGCCCAGTGCTACTGGGCCAAGGTGCTCAATGACAGCGAGGCCAAACGCCATGTTTTGATTGGTCATACAGCCTCCCCGCGCGCACGGATGGCGGCTTCGATCTCAATTGATCCACCGTACATCGCAACGATGTCGATAAACTCCTCCCGCTCTTTGGCTACAGCCATGGCGACGATTGATGCAACCTTGTTGACCAGCTCGGCAACGTGCTCGTCTTCGTCTTCATCGCGGAAGTCAATCAGGTCAATGTCGCGCATCTTTTTGATGATGGTTTCTCGGTTCATGGCTGATCCTCATCAAGTGGCATCCAGCCTGATTCACTCTCATCTGTGGAGAGTTCAATGTCAGGCTTGCTGTACTTGGCAATCTGTCCGGAGCCATCAACATCAAAAATGATGTAGTCGCCATAACCTTGATCGCCGTGGCACAGGCCATCTGGAACGTAATACCCAGACGCCTTTGCTATGCGCTGTTTTTCTGCATTCAAGAGCCAGTATTCGCCAGCGTCACAGACCTTGTAGTGGATAGATGCCTCTGTTCCTTGGGGCCATTCCATGACAACGCCATCGGCGATGCGGATAACAGGCTCCCACAACGATCCGCGCTTGAATGGGATCAACGTGCCGTCTTTGTCTTCCTGGCCGTTCACCGTTGCGTCTTCCCAGTAGCGAACTTCTGCGCTGACTTCGATGTATTCGGCTTTGGCCAGTACGGCCAAATCTTGCTTCATGGTCATAGCTGGCCCTTTCTCGCAGCATCTTTTGCTCGGTTATCAAGCCAGTCAGCGACCTCTATGCAACCTTGAGCGATCTTTCTCAGGTCGTCGCTTGACCAGTATGTGCGTCCGTCATCACCTTCTTCGCAATGGAGGTAGCCCTTCACTTCAACATTTTCAGGGAGGACGGTGGGTAAGAAGTTTCCAAGCTCATTCATCACGTCTTTGGCGTTTTCGCTGATAGCTTCCCAAGTCATAGCTGGCCCTTTCGCATGGCTGGTGCGGGTGGAATGGGCATCCAGTGAGATGGCATCCACATGAATCCCTCGCCTGCCCACATATCAAATCCGACGATGTTGGTTGCTAGGTCCAGGAAGAAGACTCTCTCTCCTTCTGGTGGGTATCTGTCGGCGGAAGCAACCCATCGGCTCGCGTTTGATTGCCCATCCACCGCATCGCCAGCGCTCAGGGCTGCTCGGGCTTGCCATGCGTCCCAAGCAGATTCAGTGATGTCGGACTTATATTGGCCTTCTTGATCGCGTTTTACGCTTGCTCCAATGTATCCGGTGGCATCCAGAATCCACTTCTCAAACGCCTCGCGCTCACCCACTGGCGCGGCAGATGTAAACGACTCGGCGACATTGATGTCGTCGACTTGCGCGGCAGTCGGCAGGGCGAGGGCTTCTCTTGCAAAGTCCATCTCAGCCCACGCAAAGTTATTGCCCGTTGCCTTTTGATGGATAGAGACAATGCTCATAAGTTCGCTCAACGCCTCGCGCAGCTTTTGGTTTTCAGTCATTTGCGGGCCTCCATCATGGCGTCTGCCATTTGGTATGAAATGCGCGCAACTCTCTGCGCACATGTCGGGGAGCTGTCCCCCCCTCTTTGATAGCCAAGGTCTGGGTAATCGTAGTCTGCGCTTGTTGTGGTTAGCAGAGATGCGCAAACCTTCGCCGCGAAGTAATCGCGCATGGACATGCCTGGTGAAACACTGCACATTTCACCAGCGGGTTCGACAAGCGGAAACGCAGGCCCGCCGTTGTCTTTGTTTTCAGTCATGGGTTGCTCCGGTTGCGCTGATGTGGTTGCGGCATTGCTCGATGCCAATCTCAGCATCAAAGACCTGCGGGCTGATGTAAACCTGTGGCCCGCCTGGTCGGCCAGGTGCTGTTTTTCTCAGGCAGTTGTGACAAAGCGCGGCAACGCGCACACCACTGCATCGCGCCACGTCATACGGCAGCTTTTGCTCATTGCTCATGTGTTGCTCCGGTTGCTTTGGCGATGGCTGCGCGGGCTTTTTCAAGCGCATTCACCAGCCCGTTTTTGTGCATGACTTCGCCAGCGCATACGGCTGCGCATGCCTTCAACGCATCCAACAACTCAGGTGCGGCGGCAATCAGGCGGGCGTTGGCATGCTTGCTTTCTCCCGCCCTGCGCCCATATGGATATGAAACATCAAGCATGCTGGCCACACTGATAGAGCCATTTCGCTGCTGATCACCCAGGATCACATCGCCATCAACAACCCAAGGCCCAGGCGTGTGCTTTTGTTCGGTGGCGCTCATTTGGTTTCCTTCATGGTTAGATCGTGCAGCCAGGGTGCAAGCGGCGCTTTGCATCGAGATATGCCGCGTGCGCTTCTTCTGGCGTTGAAAAGCAACCAATGTGGATTTGCTTTTTGTTTGCACCTATTTGCGCTATGAATCGCCCCTTAACCTTGGTCACACCAAGCAAACCAACCGCACTGTCTTTGTTTGCCTTGCGTTGGTTTTGGATGTTTGTTGCGATGTCCACCACCCGTAGGTTTGAAAACCGGTTGTCCAGTCGGTCCCCATTGATATGGTCAACGTACAGGCTGGGCCATTCGCCGGTGACGTAAAGCCAAGCGAGCCTATGCGCTGAATATCTGAGCCCATTTAAGCCAATGTCTCGACGGCCATTTGCCCCTATTCGGCCAGCTTGCTCCCCTGACTTAAATCGGGCTCCATGAACATGGCGCCATGTAAACACGCCGGTATCAGGTTCATAGTTAAGGCGCTCGCGTAGCATCTCGGCAGTAAGCAAGGCCTCTTTTGAGGACGGCTTGTAAGTCATACAGCCCCCTTTGCGCGCAGGTCGGCGATGATGGCGTACAGACGCTCAAGGCGCTCACGATCCCAAGAACCCCAAGGCGCGTCGTTCTTGTAGTCTTCAAGCGAGGACGCTACTTCTTCGAGCAGTGAAATATGATCCGTCAGCCCCACCTCTTGCGCAGGCGCGGCAGGATGCTCATACAGCGCAATCGCGCCCTCGGCATCCTCCGAGCAGTCAGTCCAGCCAAATGGCTCGGCTCGAAAGTAGCCGAAGGGCTCGCCTCGCGCAGGCGCGGGGGCTGGGGTGGCTGCAATCTTTCGTCCACGACTCAGCCCAGCCAAGAACGCATGACGACGGTCAGGCAGGTCATACGAGTCACACCGGTTGAAGTAGTCGGCCCATTCCTTCTGCTGCTCTTGGATGGTGAGGGGCTCACCTTGCGGCACAGCAGGCGCGTTGTTGTGTTCGTTTGATGTGCGGTTTGGGTCTGTCATGGTGTTCTCGGTTAGGCGGCTTGTTTCAAGCCTTGAAACGTCATCCGCTTGTAAGCTGCGCGGGTGGCTTCAATGTCTCGACCGCAATACGCTGCAACCTCATCAATGCGGCCATCACGCACAAAGTCCCAAACCTTGGAGCCGTCAATGCCATCCTTTGGAGACTTGATGCCCAGGGCGCGGCACAGCTTGTCCAGGCTTCCACCGGGTTTTGCTGCGGCCCCAGCCCATTGCGTCATCGTGTCGAATACCTTGTCCGTCTCCCAAGGCTTCGCAGTCACTGCGCGGCGGATGGCGTGATGTGGCAACACGTTGTTGATGATGTGGCGCTGAAGCAAGAAGCGCAGGTCAAAGCCCAAGACGTTATGCCCAATGACAAGCGTGTTGAACTCGTCTTTGTGTTCAACGCGATCAGTCAGCAGACAATTGAAGTCCTGCAAGATTCCAACCTCATCAGCCCAATCAGGGCGATAGGTAAGGATTGGAGCCTCGTCGTTGAAAGCGGCACCGATCACGCAAACCTGACCAAAGGCGCCATCCAATCCTGTGCGGCGGTAGGCTTCTTCAACCGTGGATTCAAACTCGTCACGCAAAGCCTTTTCAAGCCTCGGGCGCTCGTTCGCGTTCCACTCGTCAATGGTTTCTTGCTTCTTGTAATTTCCGGGCACTTTGATTGCAGCGATAGCCGCATCAAGTTCAGCCTGCTTTGATTCGCGGATGTCTGCGATTACATCAGGGCGTTGTGCTGGGATGGTTTCAATGTCCAATGTGATGATCATCATGATTCCTTAAGCAGGCCACGCTGCGGTTAACTTGTCTTGAATGTCAGCAGGCAGCTTTGCCCAAATGGCATTCATGGACTTTTCAGGAAGCTCAGCAAGGTAAGAAGCGGCTCCGCTGGCATCTCCTGCTTTCACGCCGTTGATGACTTCTTGCGCTGGATCTGGCTTGCTAGTTGGCCTTTGTGCTTCGCCTCTGGTCTTTGGCTCTACGCCTTCGCTTGCATCAATCGCGTCATGCTCAACAATCTCAAGCGCGGCAACCCACAGATAGCGGCGGATATACGTTTGGACAGCGCCAAGGTTTTGAACCTCGTGGCAAGCCTTGAGTGATGCTGTAGACATTGGAGAGGTAATGCACACGGATGTTCCGTCTTCCAAGTCGGTGATAGTCATGGTGGCAAGGTCAATGCCAAACGAGACAACACTTGAAAGTTTCAGCCCTTCAAAAATCCGAAGCGCTGGGACCAGGAAGTCCCCCAACTCGAAATACTTGTACCCGGCAAACTTGTTGTGCCCCGTCTTTTCCAGCTTTGACGCATGGAATTGCTTTCGTGCTTCGTTGAGTTTGGATAGTGCTGACATTGAATTGCTCCACGTAATCTAAAAACGGTTCTTGCTCTTGTCGCTCTAGTTCTTCCCAGAGCCAGGATTTAGTTCGACTCATGAGATCAACCACCGGATCAAGCAAAGGACAGTGATTGCGCTCACCAACAAGATCAAAGCGCCAAGCCGGTGGTTTTTGCGCTCCCGCTTGTATGGCCCTTCGACGCAATACGTGTGCAGCTCATGGCGCTTAGGCATGGCACGTCTCATGGCAATGACGTTGCGTGATGCCCATTCGGCTTGCTCGTCCATTGCTGCAAATGCTGTGCGTTCGTTCATGGTCTTTCTTTCCGGGCAGCTACGCCCTTGGTTGCAGTTCACGGCGCATGGGTTGCAGCTCATGATGTAGCCTCCAGGCGTTCAGCCTCTGCTTGCCAATACTCGGCGCAGTTACGCAACTGCAAATTGGCATCACGGATGTCTTCAAGCGCATCAGCCTCACCATCAAGCTCATGAGCTATGTCAGAAATGATTGCCATTAGGCTTTCAACATCGCTTTCATCTGATTCACTTGCCAACTTGTGCGCGTATTGAATACGTGCCTTCAGCTTGTCAATCATTGGACATGTGTGCGCTGGAATTCGTGGTGTGCTCATGACGTAGCCATCCGGTCACGTTGCTCGCAATACGCTTCACCGGCATTCGATACAGCGTCTTCCTCGATGCTCTGGATCAGGTCGGGGCGGTGATCTTTCAATGCTTGCTTCACGATTGATTTATTGATCAGACCGTTCGCAAGCAATCCTTCAAGCGTGTCAATTGCCTGCTCTGTCGTCATCTCTACGCACATGCGCAGATAGGCGTTTTGGCTAGACAGTTGCATCGGATCAAGCGATGAGATGGCTTTGCAGTTGATTTCGATGTGCATGTGATTCCCCTTATTGGCCGGTGATTAAGAGAGTTGCAACAACAAGCAATGCGGCGGCGTAAACCCAGTGAAGGGCGCGTTCGGCGTTCATTTGCTTGCTGCCTTCTTCAGAGCCCAAGCGTTAGCGGCCTGAACGGCAGCTTGCCCAGCGTCTTGCAGCTTGAAATACTTTGGAATGTCTGAGACGTAGCACTCGTAGCAGTCAGCCAGCGCCAGACGTTCAATCAGTGCAGATCGAACGGACAGAAACACAGAGCCGATCAACTCAGGGCAGCCGCGATGTGTTGCAGCGTCAAGAACGCTCTTTGCTGTGTTGTCGCCTTCGAACTCTTCCAAGACTTCGTTCAGATCGATCTTGGAGTCCCACTTGCCGCGTGCTGCGTCGATCTGCTGATCGGTAACTTCGGTTGCATATCCCATCATCTTCTCCACCGTTGCAGCGTTTTGCTGCGATGGATGAATCATCTCGCACCACAGCAAATTCGTCTAATTGGTTTTTTCTATCGCAAACAAAAGTTGATAAGACAACTCAATTTGACGAACTCCGAACACACCAGCACAGTTCAGCACATGGACATCATCAAGACACCAAAGATCATCGCCAGGATTGAAGGCAATGAGCTAGTTTTGACTCACCGATCAGGTGGACAAGTCAGGATTCCGCTTAAGCGCCTTGAAAACTGGCTAATCAGGCAATTTCGCCAAGAGTTATGACCGACGCCAACCTAAACCAACCTAGTCGCAGTAGAGGGCACTAAGTCTTTCGGCGTCGGTCTTTTTATACAGGAGCATCATGGACTACGATCAATTCATACAACGCAAGCGGCGAGCAGAAGTTGCAACAGGCCACAATCCCGGCGACCTGAACGAGCATCTGTTTGACTTTCAACATGCCATCGTTTCTTGGGCTGTCCGTCGTGGCCGCGCAGCGATATTCGCAGACACCGGACTCGGCAAAACACTCATGCAGCTTTCATGGGCTGATGAGATCGCATCTCACACTGGCGGGATTGTGCTGATTCTTGCGCCATTGGCCGTGTCTGAGCAAACAATCGAGCAAGGTTCAACATTTGGCATTGAGGTTCGCCGCGTACCAAATGGCAGTACGCCAGATAGCCCAGGCGTTTGGATCACGAACTATGAGCGAATGGATCACATCGACTTTGATTCATTGCATGGATTGGTCTTGGATGAGTCGTCGATCCTCAAGTCTCACGACGGTAAGACGCGACAACGCATCATCAATGCTGCGCAGCGCATCCCGTATCGCTTGAGCTGTACCGCGACACCATCGCCGAATGATTTTGAAGAGCTTGGGAATCAGTGCGAGTTTTTGGGCGTCATGACGCGCACAGAAATGCTGGCCACGTACTTCGTGAACGATACCGGCGACACAGGAACATGGATTCTCAAGGGTTGGGGCAAGTCTCGTTTCTGGGAATGGATGGGGTCATGGGCTGTGGTGCTGCGCAACCCGTCAGACATTGGATTTGATGGCTCTCGCTACATCCTGCCCGCACCAGAGTACATCGAGCACGTTGTTGAAACCGAGCAATCTGGCGATCTGTTCGCAAAGCCTGCCCAAACACTTGCGGAGCGTCGTAAAGCGCAACGAGACAGCATCGAATCACGATGCAAGGCCCTTGCTGATGTAGTCAATGCAGACCAGTCTGAGCCGTGGCTGATCTGGTGCCATCTGAACGACGAAGCCGAAATGTTGCAACAACTGATCCCAGGATCGGTAAACGTGCAAGGTTCAGACAGCCCTGAATTCAAAGTGGCGGCAAGCCGATGGTTCTGCCATGACGACTCATTGCAAAACGACGAACTTTGCGATAAACTTGCGGCAACTGAAAAGGAGTTGCTTGGATGGACGCAAAAAAAGAAGCACGACGCGCATACATGCGCGAATACTACAAATCAAACAGGGAAAAGTTCCGCCCAAAGTCACAAGAAAAGCGTGACGAATACAACGCAAACAGAAGGGAGCGATACGCAACAGATCCAGAACTTCAGCGCAAATACCGTGATGCTGCAAAAGCATGGAGCGATGCAAATCCTGAAAAGCGAAAGACTCAACGAGTTAAGCAGTACGGAATTGACGGATCAGAATATGACGCAATGCTCGCAAGACAGGGCGGCGTCTGCGCAATATGCAGATCAAACCATCCAGGTGACAGGCGAGGCGGAAGGTTCCATGTTGACCACTGCCACAGAACAGGCGCCGTCCGAGGATTGCTCTGCCTTTCATGCAATCACGGAATCGGAAAATTCAAGGATTCCATTGAATTTTTGCGAAGCGCAATCCGCTACCTTGAATCAGCCCAGAAAAGGACGAGTTCTGATTAGCAAGGCCCGCATTTTCGGGTATGGGCTCAATTTTCAGCACTGCGCACGCATGGCATTTGTTGGCTTGGATGACTCATTCGAGAAGTTCTATCAGGCTGTTCGCCGGTGCTATCGGTTTGGGCAAAACCGTAATGTCTTGGTCCATCTTTTCACCGCCGAGAACGAAGGCCAGATTCTCCAAAACCTGAAGCGAAAAGAACTCCAACACCACGAGATGAGCGAGAAAATGATTGCGCACATGAAGGACATCATGAACACGGAATTGCAAGGCCAAGTAAACGTCGTTGACGAGTACAGCGAAGACACACACACCGGAGAAGGTTACACCGTCCACCTGGGTGACTGCGTGAAGTGGGCTCGCCGCATGGATGACAACAGCATCGACTACTCTGTGTTTTCTCCACCGTTTGCTGATCTGTTCGTCTATTCAAACTCAGATCATGACATGGGCAACTGCAAGGACGATGGCGAGTTTGTTGCGCAGTTCCGTTTCTTGGTGTCTGAACTGTTCCGAGTGCTGAAGCCGGGCCGCAATGTGTCGTTCCATTGCATGAACCTGCCAACGACGAAGATGCGCCAAGGCTTTATCGGAATTCGTGACTTCCGTGGCGATCTGATCCGAGTGTTTCAGGATTCCGGGTTCGTCTATCACTCTGAGGTATGTATCTGGAAAGATCCAGTCGTGGCCATGCAGCGCACAAAGGCACTCGGATTGCTTCACAAGACCATCCGAGAAAACTCAACCATGACCCGGATGGGACTTCCTGATTACGTCGTGACGATGCGCAAGCCTGGAGACTGCGAGGAACGGGTAACGCATGATGGTGTGAACGATCTGCCGGTTGATTTGTGGCAGAAATACGCGAGCCCGGTATGGTTTGACATTGACCAGGGTCGCACGCTGAACAAGATGCCAGCCCGCGACGAGAACGATCAAAAGCACATGTGTCCGTTGCAGCTGGATGTGATCGAGCGGTGCATTCATTTGTGGACGAACAAGGGCGATCTGGTTTTCTCTCCTTTTACAGGTATCGGGTCTGAGGGATATACGGCGGTTCGCATGGGTCGTCGGTTTGTCGGTACAGAACTCAAGCCGCAATACTGGAAACTGGCCTGCCAGAACATCGAAGACGCTTGCAGTGAACAAAAGGGATTGTTTGCATGACTAACCCATTCTCCAAAGACTACAAGCCGACTGTTGACATGTCTGACGTGTCAAGGGCCAATCGTATCAGTGAGCGACACTCAGCGATCAGAGAAGACAAGATGCAAAACGGCACACCAGAGCAGCAAGCTCAAGCGGCTGGGTTCATTCATGGAATGAAGTCTTCTCCGATGAGCCGATCCATTCTCAAAAACTCCAAGTTGGGGTAAAATCAGGCATCCGGCGCAATGCTGGATTAGCGAGTCCCGCGTGAATTTTGGTCGATAAGCGCGGGGCACATCGTATAGCGGGCTTTCTGTCCATGTGAGTGGGCGGTGTGAGTAATTCACACCAGTTCATTCCCGCTAGGACTGGCGGCCCAAACCGCCCACCCATATGGGCAGAAAGTTGTTATGAGTTTTCAGGCTATGTCATGGGCTGTATCGCAGAAATGCGCAAATGCAGGCCAAAAGCTTGTTCTGTTGATGCTTGCAAACTATTGCAACAGCCACACTGGACAATGCAATCCATCCCACAAGCGGCTCGCTGAAGAATGCAGCATGGGCGTCAGTACGCTAAAAAATCACCTGATGGCATTGGCTGAACTTGGCATGCTGGAGGTTATCCCTCGCTACCTAGATGGGGTTCAATTACCAAATCAATACATGCTGAAACTTGGAGGGGGGGGCCAGAATCTGACCGACCCCCAGCCAGAATCTGACCTACCCCCCAGCCAGAATCTGGCTACAAACCAGGAATTTAAACCTGTAATTAAACCTATTGATGCGCCGCAAGGCGTCGCCAACAAGCGAGGATCTCGACTCCCTCAAGATTGGGTTCTTCCAAAAGCGTGGGGAGACTGGGCGTTAGTAGAGTTTGGCTCATGGACTCCTGATGTTGTGCGTATCGAGGCTGACAAGTTCAGGGATTTCTGGCATTCAAAGTCTGGTAAAGATGCGGCGAAGATGGACTGGCATGCAACATGGCGCAATTGGTGCAGAAACGCGAAGGCGCCAGATCCAAAGATTCAAAACAGAAATGACCCGTTTGCTGGAGTGCTGTGATGCGAGGAAATGAACACCTGATAGCCATGCGGAACAAGGGCTACAAGCCCCGATCTGTTTGGGTTGAATGCCTGCCCATGAACTCGTTTGCTAAATCGCTCCTAGGACCTCATATCAAAAACGACATGGACATCCACCTTGATGCCCGTGACATCGTTACAGCGTCAAGGCTTGACCTTCGTTTCTTGATTGGCTTGACCGTCTACGTGAATGGAGCCAATGACGAGGGCACACAGGCTGTCGCTGATGCGTGCATCAAGGCTGGTGCTTCAAAGGTCATTGCTTCGTTCTTTGACCTGTCAAAGCGTGAGCGTGATTGGCTGGTGAAGATGACCACGACAACCACTGAGGGGGTGAAGACAACATGGCCTCAGTGATTCAACGTGATGACATCGACTTTGCCGCCTACATCCGAGAGACGGAGGCAAAGCAAAAGGTGCGAGCTGCGTCTGATTACGTTGGCGAGTTGATTGATGCTTTGTTCAGTGGCAAGAAAGATCCTTGTTCTTACATGCCATGGGACAAGACACACAACCAATTTGCATTTCGTCCAGGAGAAGTGACGCTGTGGGCCGGTATCAACGGCCATGGCAAGTCGCTGGTTACTGGTCAGGTTTCCTTGTCTCTGATGGGTCAAAGCGAAAAGGTGTGCATCGCTTCGTTTGAAATGAAGCCTCGCAAGACGCTGGAACGCATGGCCCGCCAATGGCATGGCGCAGCCCCCACCAACGAGTACGACATGCCGGAAATGATCGAGTCGGCAAAAGACATCTATCGCCAGTTTGGCGACTGGACAGACCGCAAGCTGTGGCTGTATGACCAGCAAGGCACCGTCGATGCTGACACGGTTTTAGGTGTTGCTCGTTACTGCGCCAAAGAGCTTGGAATCACGCACATCTTCATTGACTCGCTCATGAAGTGCGTCAAGGGGGAGGACGACTACAACGGGCAAAAAGAGTTTGTTGACGAACTTTGCGCGTTGGCTCGGGATTGCCAAGTGCACATCCATCTGGTTCACCACATCAAAAAGCTGTCAAGCGAAGATCAACAGCCTGGGAAGTTTGACGCTAAGGGGTCAGGCTCGATTTCAGATCAAATTGACAACTTCATCAGCGTTTGGCGGAACAAGAAAAAAGAGCGTGATTCGCAAGTCGGTAAGGCTGTGGCCGCTGACGAGCCCGATTGCCTGCTGATCTGTGACAAGCAGCGTAACGGCGAATGGGAAGGCCGAATTGGCTTGTTTTTTGATCGTGAATCTCAGCAGTTCAAGGGGGCGGCTGGTGATCGCGTTGTCAATTTCGACTCATGGCCTCACCGGCCTTGGCACTGATTACAGGTGATTTGGTATGACTGAAAAAGCAAAGCCAGTCAGGACGCTTGACGAAATCAAAGCGCGATGCATCGAGGTCGGTGAGTGCTGGGAGTGGCAGGGCGCAATGTCTGGTTGCGGCCAGCCTCGCCACCGCATCGATGGAAAAGACACGAAGGTTCACCACACCGCTTTCAAGCTTGCGAGAAAGAGGAAGCCAAAAGGCTTGTACTTGGTCAGGTCGTGCGGTAACTCAAAGTGTGTGAACCCAGACCACATTGAGCCAATGACGCGATCTGAACAAATGAAGCTTGCCGCGTCACTCGGTCGATGCAGCCGCCCAGATCAAATCATTGCCAGGACAAACGGTAACCGCGCCAAGTCTGCGCACTATTCGCCGGAACGTGCTGCGCTTATCCGTGAGATGCGCGGGAATGGCGAGAAGCTTACGGTGATCGCTGAGGCTGTCGGCGTATCGCCAGACCTTGTGTCAAAGGTTGCGCGTGGAGTTGTCTGGGCAAATCATCATCAAGCGTCCTCTGTATTTTCATGGAGGCCAGCATGAGCCACCAGCATTACTTCAAAGACGTTTCCGGACTCAAAGCCGTTGACGTTTACCGCGTGCTTGAGTTGTTTGACGTGACATCCCCAGCCATTCAGCACGCAGTCAAAAAACTCTTGTGCGCTGGTGGCCGAGGTCACAAAGACCAAGCAAAAGACGTGCAGGAGGCAATTGACTCTCTTGTGCGCTGGCAGTTCATGCGCAAGGAGGATGGGAAATGACCAAGCCCCGCAAGAAATACAAGCCAAAGCACGTCAACCCAGTGTCTTGGAAAGTCGCGGTGATGGGTCAATGTCGTCTGTCTGGCTTCGATCAAGAGAACTTTGCAGCACCAGCAAAACTGGCAGTTGAGAACGCTGCAAAGGGCTGTGCATCTAAAGCCGACTGGCAAGCCATCTTTGACGTGATCAACATGATTGACACGTTTTCGACCATGCCAAAGGTGATGCAAGACGCCACCGACTACGCACGGTCAATCCAAAACGTGATCGAGCGATTGCTAAATAGACAGAAGGAAACCAAGTCCACATCGCTCTATTCACATGAGCTGGCAGACCTTCGCGGTCTGATTGATCTGTGGTGTGAGGTGTTGACTGTCGTGACGATGGCCGAGTACCTGCAATGCCAGGAAAAGACTCACATGCGAATCGTCCAGGCTCTGCGCTGCAAGACGGGCGCGATTGTTGTGGAGGCTCCATGATCGTCCAACCAAGATACGCCCAATTTGCCAGAGTCCGCGGATTCGAGCCGGGCTCAGACCAAGCGCCACTCATGCACGAGTTCATCTCATGGATTCGGGTCAAGTGGGCTTTGTGGGCGGGCCTTCATGGCCGCAAAAACCTGTACGGGCTCACTCAAGACGAACACAAAGCGTTTGATAAGTGGCTAGAAGGGGAGACGGAATGACCGACCAAGAGCACCAAGCAGAGTGCTTGGAAATCCACAACGCAGCGGTAGCGATCCGACGCATGAGCCAGCCCTTGCAGGCCCACGCTTACGAAACGCTAGCCCGCGACAAAGGCCCGGAATACGCAAACCGAGTGCGAGCAGCAAATGGGCTCACACGCAAGTTGCTGGACCAGAACGGGATGACTTACAGCCAGATCAGGGGCCAGGAATGACAGCAGTTGTCGTAACCAAGGGCCAGGACGGCAAGCTGGCCGGCATGGGCGAAAAGGGCGGGCGGGCTTATTCGAAGTTCCTCAAGCGCGTGAAGGATCTCGCGCCTGGTGACACGCTGCACTTTGAGTGGCGCGAGCCGCGCAGCTTGCCTCATCACCGACTTTTCTTTGGAAAGGTCAATGCCTTGCTTGACATTCAGGAGCAGTTTGACGATGCCGACAAGCTGCGCCAGTGGCTTACTGTGGGCGCCGGCTACTGCGATTTCGTGCCAGGGCCCACCGGTCGCATGGTGGCGCTTCCGCAGTCAATCGCCTTCCACAAGCTGGAAGAGCCCGAGTTCGCAGAGTTGCACAGCCAGGTAGACGGGTTCCTGTGGACGCTTCACGCCCGCCGATTTCTGTGGCCACAGATGAGCGATGAGCAGTCATACGCCATGGTGGAGCAGTTCATGGAGCGCTTTCTGTGAAGTGCGTCAGATGTAATAGGCCTATCGGTCAGGCCGCCGTGATGGTCGGGGCATACGCCTACGGCCCAAAGTGTGCCCGCAAAGCTGGGCTCATCGTCAGCGCACCTGTTGCCGCCATAAAGCAGCCGGCGCTGGATGAGCGGCAAATGCCCCTTGGGTTGACTGCTCCGGTCGCGGCCAAGCAGGGGCTCGCCTACTTCCACAATGGGCGCAAGTGCATTGCGCTTGAGGCAGGACATGACGTCGAGGTGATGGGCTACGACGAGAACAACCCCTGGTACTTCACAAAGTGGCGCGTGAGTGCTGACGCTTTGACGCCAGCGCCAAGCCGATACCTGGGAGGTGCAATCCCATGTCAATGACCCTAAGTCTTACCGTTGCTGGACTCAAGGGGCTATCAAAGGCGGCCGGGGTCAAGCGCAATGATCCAGAAAGCCAAGAGCAGCGCGCCTTGATCGAGTGGGCTCGGATGGCTCAGGTCCCAACCAGCATAGCGGGCGTGAAACCCGGCGAGAAAGTTGCCGACTTCCTGTTTGCCATCCCCAATGGAGGAGCGCGCAGCAAGGCGACGGCCGGCAAGCTAAAAGCCGAGGGCGTCAAGGCTGGCGTGTGGGATCTGCAATTGGCCTTGCCTGTGGGGCGTGTGCCTGGTCTTTGGGTTGAAATGAAGGCGGGCAAAAACACCCTCTCGCCAGAGCAGCGTGAGTGGCGTGACCGCATGCAGCGAGTTGGCTTCAAGTGCGTAGTGTGCTGGTCATGGGGTGCCGCCAAGGACGCGATCACCGAGTACCTGGGTGCCCAAGCGCCACGGACAAGCCTGCTTTCTGCACTGGATTCTGTGCAACCCGACACCAAGGCCACGGCGCGCCCGAAATCTGGCCCGGTTCGCTCAGAGGCCTATCGGCGCCTGGTGGCTGCCCGCCCGTGCATCAATTGCGGGATCGAAGACTACAGCCAGCACGCCCACGAAAACCATGGCAAGGGGTTGGGCCTCAAGGTGGATGACCGACGCGGCATGCCTCTTTGCCATGTTGGCGCAAATGACTGCCATGGCCGCTTCGACCGCTACGAACTTTTCACCAGCCGAGCCGAGCACATCGCAGCGGGCAAGCGCTGGTCGAAGGAAACAGCCCAAGCCATCCACCGCGAAGGGAATTGGCCTGACCGGCTTGAGTACCCGCATGCCTAAAAAGCGACTCTCCGTAGCATTGAATCAAGTCAATGGAGGCCAGTGATCGTGGCACGCCAAGCGCGCAATTCGTATTCAGTCAGCATCGACCAGCTTGAGTTGTTCGATTGCTTTGGCATGCCTACGGTTGTCAATAGTGAGCGGTTTTCGGTGGTGCCAGATCACACCGTCGTATTGCCGTCCGCTGAAGTTCTTGCGTATGCCTCCAATGACGCCGATGACACCGAAGATGACCCGCTCGTCACAGCGCCAGTCGTCCGACGCATCATTTCGGCAACCGATGCCGACCCGCTCCCGATCAGTGGGCCGGTGTCAATCTTTCACATGAGCGCAGGCAAGCCCGTGACCGTCAAACTCAAGCGGGATGAGTCCCGCTCGTTCACCAAGGTGCAGCGTGATGCTGACGTTGTGCGCTGCATCCGTATCCAAGAGCAGGACACAACCGAGTGGATAGAGCGCGAGATTGCCCGCAGGGCTCGTCAGAGGCCACCAAAGCCAACCGCCAAGGCCAAGACCATGGGGCGCGCGCTCTCTGAACTGGCGGGGGCGTAATGGGGCGCAAATCGAAGCTGTCAGAGACCCAGTGGGTTGAGGTTGAGCGCAAGATGCTCGAAGGCATGCCCGTGAGGGCAATTGCAAGAGAGTACGGTGTTTCGGAGGCGGCGATTCGTGCGCGCAAGTCAGGTTCCGTAGAAACGATAAAAGCCGTTGCAAATCAAATAGTTGAGACAGAACGCGCAGTTATGGCGTTGCCCATTTCTGCGCAAATAACTGCGCATAACCTCGCAGCGAAGTTACGCGCGATTAGCGATGACTTGGCAAGCGCTGCCCACTACGGTGCCAAGACCGCTCACAGACTCAACGCGTTGGCGAACAGCGAAGTGCAGAAGGTTGACGACGCCAACCCGCTGGCATCTGTCGAGGGGCTGCGGGGTGTGGCTGCCCTGACTGGATTGGCCAATGAGTCGGCCAAGATCGGGCTAAACCTGCTGGCTGCCAACAAAGACACCATCAAGCAGATCAATGAAGAACCGCCAGAGCGGCCAAGCATTGACCCTTCGAAGTTGTCAAACGGTGCCTTGGAAGAATTGATGGGGGCCAGGGTTGCGGCTCAATGACGCGGATTGGATTGCGGCTGAGCGCGAGTATTGCAAGCGAAGGCTTGTCAACTTCATCAAGCGGGCATGGCCTGAGCTAGAGCCTGGTCAGCCGTATGTGCATGGCAGGCATATGGATGTGCTTGGCGAGCACCTTGAGGCCGTGACCAATGGGCAGATCAAGCGACTGTTGATCAACATTCCGCCAGGGACCATGAAAAGCCTGAGCACAAACGTGTTCTGGCCAGCCTGGGAGTGGGGGCCGCGTGGCATGCCGTCAATCAGGTTCATCGGGGCAAGCCACGAGGAAAGCCTTGCCATTCGTGATGCTCTGAAGATGCGCCGCCTTATCTCTTCGGAGTGGTACAGGCGCCTTTTCCCTGAAGTCATGTTGGTTGGCGATCAGTCAGAAAAGCGCAACTTTGAGAACGCCTCCACAGGATGGCGCCAAGCGTGCCCAGTCAAGTCGATGACGGGTAAGCGTGGAGACCGGGTTGTCTGGGACGACCCTCACAGCGTCGAGGACGCGCATAGCCCCGCAGCACTTGAGACGGCAACACGGGTATTTCGTGAGACGTTGCCAACCCGGCTAAACAGCCCGGAGCGATCAGCAATCATCATCGTCATGCAGCGTCTGAGTACCAAGGACGTTTCAGGCGAAATCCTTGAAAACGACTATGGGTATGAGCACCTTTGCTTACCCATGGAGTACGAGGGCTCGCAAAAGGTAACCAGCATCGGTTTCAAAGACTGGCGGACCAACAACGGAGATTTGCTGTTCCCTGAGCGGTTCTCGCGTGAGGTGGTGGACCGCGACAAGAAAGTGATGGGTGAATACGCGGTAGCCGGCCAATTTCAGCAGAGGCCAGTGCCAAAGTCGGGCGGCGAGTTCCAGGCGAACATGATCACAACGGTTGACGCTATCCCACACGGGGCGCTGACATGGTGTCGAGGGTGGGACTTGGGTGCCACTACGACAGGTGATTACACAGCCGGAGTAAAGCTTGGAAAACTTGCCGATGGCCGTTTCATTGTTGTGGACGTCAAGCGCGACAAGCTGCGAAGCCACGAGCGTGACGCGTTGATGAAGGCAACCGCAGACAATGATGGGCGAGGCAAGGTCAAGCAGTCGATTCCACAAGACCCCGGCCAGGCCGGGAAATCGCAAGTGCTCGCGTTCGCAACCCAATTGGCAGGGCATGCGCTTGAGTTCAGTACGGAAACAGGCGACAAGATTGTCCGGGCAACGCCGTTTGCTTCACAGGTCAATGTGGGTAACGTCGTGATGCTTAAAGGCCCATGGAACAAAGACTTCATTGACGAGCTGCAGTTGTTCCCCAACGGAGTCAATGACGACCAAGTTGATGCCGCATCACGCGCATTCAATGCCTTGTTGCAGCCCGCTGCCGGCATCTTCTCCTGACTTTTCGCGCTCCCTAGCATGGGCGCATGTCCTCTCTAGCCCGCTGGTCGTATACCTCCACTGCTACGCATTGGCCCCTCACAGGGCGTGATGCATGGTCAGGCGTTGCCACATTTGGCGCGCCAGTCACGTTCCTGTGTGACTACAAGGCAGAGTCAAAGACTGTCACCGACTCCAAGGGCGTTGAATTCACCAGTAGCCAGGTCATCTACACAGAGCACTCAGGCATCAAGCCTGGGGACCGCGTGTTGATCGGTAGCCATTCAGGGTTCACGCCTTTGGAGGCTGGCGCCTGGGAGGTGCGTGCGGTCAAGCGGTACGCCGATACCTTTGAAGGCATGACGGAAGACGTCGAGGTGGTTACGTGAGCGTTCGCATCACCAACAACCTCGGCCAGTTCGTCCAGAGGATTGACGACAAAGCCCAGCGAGGAATGACCCAAGCGCTGATCCTTGGTGCCTCTGAGGCAGCAGCCTTGACGCCAATCGATACAAGCACGCTGATCAACTCGCAGTTTCGCCAGGTGGTCCGTGAGAGCCGTGGAATTGTCGGACGAGTCGGGTACACGGCGGCCTATGCGTTGCCGGTGCACGACCCAGAGAACCCGCAGAACTTCCGCAGGGCAAGCGCGGAGAAGGAATTCCTCAAGAAGGGTTTCGAGCGCGCTGAGCCAAATATCCGTAAGGCACTCAAGGGGTACTTGAAGTGAGCGCGTCAACCGCAGTCAGAGACTTCATTGTCCCAATCCTTGGCGCCGGCTGGGTTGCCCAGTTTGGCGCCTGGGATGACTCTGACCGATCCAAATCAGTGGCCCTGATCCGTCCAGCTGGCGGGCCTCGTGCCGAGTTGGTCAGACGTCCTCAACTCACCTTGACGCTGATCGGCGCAGATGGCCAAAGCTCTACTGACGTCGAGGCCAAGGCAAACCAAATCATCGATGCCATGCGCGCCAGTTCTGGCGGCCTGGTCTTGTTGCAGCCGGGCGAGCCGGTATTCATGCCCACGGCTGACCGTAGGGCTGTCTTTGAAATCGCCGTTTCGGCAATCACTGTGTAGGAGGCACCATGAGTGCATTTTCTGGGCGCGATGTCGCCGTTGAGTTCGCAATCGGGGTCGAGTCAGCCTCAGTCGGTTCTTTGACATTCAAGAACCTGGGGATGATGCGCACCAAGTCGTTCAAGGTGTCATGGGAAACCATCGACACCACGGCGGACGACTCCCCCGAGTTCACCAAGACTTCCTTGGTTTCGTTCAAGTCGGTCGAGTTCTCCGGTGACGGCGTGAGCTACGACGATGAGGTTTTCAACCAGTCCGAACTTGAAGCGCACATCCACGTGCCTGGTTCTACAACTCAGAACCAGCCAAAGATCTGGTTGCGCCTGACGTTCCCTGATGCGATCTTCGTTGGCCCATTCATCGCCACCGAATGGAGCCGTGACGCTTCGTACACCGACGCCGGCACATGGTCCATGGCCGCATCTTCCAACGGCGCGATCACTCGCACTGCAGTCTGATAAGGGGTAGACCATGGCAGCTTTAACCCAAACTGATGGCCGCGTTGTTGGCGCATTCGCGGTAACCGAACAGACCTTGACCGCGTCTGACACGCTGACTTTCACGCCGGCACGCAAGCAGTTGCTTGTTCTGCGAAACGACACGGCGGGCTCTCTGACAGCGACCATCGACGGCGACGGGGGCACGACCGTCAACGTGCCAGGCGTCGGCTCTGTGTCGGTGGCATCCGGCTTGGCAATCGCGGTACCAGCCAACTCGGTTCGCGCTGTGGTGCTGTCCACTATCAGCGCCTACCTGCAAGGCGTTGTGTCTGTGACCGGTGGCGCCGGTATCAAGGCTCAGTTGGTGGGCCTCTGATGCTGGTTGAGTGCGGATTCGTACGGGTCACGCTGAGCGACGGAAGCGAATACACATTCACTCCGTCGTTCAAAAAGATTGCAAGCCTGGGAGCCCCGGCTGAAATCGTTGGCCTGTTCGTTGATCTGCACGGCAATAGGGCTGTCCAGGCAGCCCGCTACATCCTCAATGTTCTGTGCGATCAGGAAGACCCGACACCGGCTGTTGGCTGGCTCAGTCTTGAGGATGGAGAGTGGAAGAGCGGGGCTATTCCAGAAGATGAGCTGCTGATTTTGGCGGCGCATCTGATGACCCACGGAATCGCTGGAAAGGCTAAGCCTGACGCCAAGGCAGACGAAGGAAAGTATGCGTCCGAGTTCAATGCGGCGGAGTATGTGAGCGCCGCTCGCGTGCATCTTGGCCTGTCCTCGGCTGATGCTGAGGGCCTTTCAATGACAGAGTTTCAAATGATGCTGCAAATGCGTTTCCCTGAATCATCTGAGCAAACCAGAAACGTCCCAAGCCGCGAGGAGTACCGCAAGTTCATGGATTCGGTGAAGGGGCGCAAGAATGGCTGAAGTCGTCGGGCAAATAGCCTATGAAGTCACCCTTGAAACGGCTCGGCTGGTTGACGGTCAGCGCAAAGTCAATGCAGAGGTAAACAAGGCTGCAAGTCAATTCGACACACTTAAGTCGAAGTTGACGGCTGTTGCTTCGGCTGTGAGTGTGTACGCGGCGGCCATGGCGGCCATCAACTCTGCAAAGCTGGCAGACGAGATTCGCATGCTGGCGGTTCGTGTCCAGTTGGCCGCTGGAAGCATGCAAGAGGGCGCGCAGGCGATGCGCGAGATCGAGCAAATCAGCAAGCGCACACAGACCAGTGTGCAGGCCAACGCTGAGGTTTTCACTCGTCTGAATGCGGCCATGAAGGCCATGGGCGGGCGTCAGTCTGACACCTTGCAGTTGGTTGAGTCGCTATCGATGGCAATCAAGGTGTCAGGTGCCTCTGCGGTCGAGGCGAAGGCCGCCATGCTGCAATTCGGTCAGGCGCTTGGCTCAGGAAAGTTGGGCGGTGACGAATTGCGCTCCCTGATGGAGACTGCCCCCTACCTGATGCGCCAGCTTGCCGATGGGATCGGTGTCCCTGTCGGGGCCCTGAAAAAGCTCGGTGAAGAGGGGAAGCTGACCGCTGATGTCGTGGCAACAGCCATGCTCAAGGCCTCATCCAGCATCAAGGACGACTTCAGCAAGGTGCCTCAAACGTTAGATGGGGCGATAACGGCGCTGGAGGATTCCGCAGGACGTGCGAACAAAGCATTTGACGACCTGACTGGCACGAGCGCGGCACTAACTGGTGCAACCAAGGGCCTGGGTGAAGTGCTGGATGAACTCGCCAAGAAGTTTGGCGGGGTGTCAAGCGAGTCTGATGACTTGGCAAGGTCCACGGCAATTTCTTCATGGGCGTCCGAAACCAAGGTTGTGCTCTCGTATGTGGTGGATGCGGCTGATCTCACCTGGCAAACGTTGAGTGTGCTTGGTCGAAACGTGGCTTTTGTTTTCCAGTCAGTCGGAGCAGAGATTGGCGGCATTGGAGCACAGATTGCCTCCGTGTTGCGTGGGGATTTGGCTGGGGCAAAGGCAATTGGTGACGCCATGAAGGCTGATGCTGATAAGCGCCGAGCAGAACTGGACGCCAAAGACCGAGAAACACTTGCTCGCACAAAGCTGGCAGGCCAGCAGATGCGGGATGCGTGGGAGCAGGGCGCAGGAGGTGGGCGTGGGTTCATTAACCCAACGGCGCAGAACGCTCCACCAAAACTCAAGAGCACATCGACAGACGACAAGAAGAAAAAGACCAAGAAAGAAAAGCAGGACTCGGACCCACTAGGCTCATTCATCGATGACAAGGTGAATGCTCAGAATGAGCGGGACGCAAAGTATCAGCAGCAGTTGACCAAGGCCGTCAACCCGGTCGATGCTCTGCGCCAGGAATACGAAGCCAAGTTGGAGTTGGTGACCCAGTACGAGCAGATGATTGCTCAGGCTGGGGTAGATGCGACAGAGCAAGGCCAGTTGGCTCGCACGCAGATTACCAACGAGTACGAACTTCAGCGGATAGCTTTGGCTGAACAGACGTTCCGCAGCCAAGGTGAGGCGCAAGCCTTCCTGATGGATACGTTGAATTCGCTGTCCCAGACGGCGTCGTCATCCATTGTTGGGCTGATCAATGGGACCATGAGCGCCCAGGATGCCATGCGGGCTTTGGGTAACACAATTCTCCAAGAGGCGGTCAGATCGCTTGTGCAGGTCGGGCTGCAACAAGTAAAGAACGCTGTGTTGTCAGACACTTTGGCTGCGGCAGAAGAAGCCAAGATGGTCGCGCGTATGTCTGCTCATGGCAGCCTGTATGCCGCCAGTGTGTCGGCACAAGTGCAGGGCATGGCGGCAATGGCTGCTCAAAACGCATTTGCTGCAACGGCTGCAATCCCGGTCGTTGGCCCAGCCTTAGCGCCTGAAGCGGCGGCTGCGGCTGGCGCTGCGGCTGCGGCTATCGGGGCTCCTGCTGTGGCGACTGCCCCGATTGCTGGAGCCCGCCAATACGGTGGCGCTGTGACGGCTGGCAGCCTGTACCGCGTGAACGAAACCGGTCAGTCTGAAATGTTCGTGGGGGCCAACGGCAACCAGTACATGATTCCGGGTCGCAATGGCCGCGTCGTGGCGGCTGACGATTTGGCCTCAGGTGGGACGTCGACCGGTGGCGGCGTTGTGCAACACAACAGTTTCAGTATCAGTATCGACGCCAGAGGCAATAGCTCGATGTCGAGCCAGTCAAGCAGCGTAGGAATCAACCCCGAGTCTGCAAAGCAGTTGGCCCAAATGATTTCAGCCGGGGCCAAGGACACGCTGGCGCGTGAAATGCGGCCTGGTGGCCTGATCTGGAAGATGAAGCAGGGGCAAGCATGACGACATTCACATGGATGCATGACCGAAGCCCAACGGGCGACGTCTCGTTTCGTTTCAAGGAGGCGGAGTTCGGCGACGGCTACAACCAGCGCTCTCCGGATGGGATCAATTCAGTTGTTGACAAGTGGCCGCTTACCTTCACGGGCGAGGCTGCGTTCGTCAATGCGATTACCGACTTTCTGGACGCACGAGTTGGCGTTGATCCATTCAACTGGACGAACCCAAATGGCGTAACTGGCCGCTACCTAGCATCGAAGTATTCGCGGACAAACCTTGGCTCAGGCGTGGGGCGTGTCAGCGTCACGTTTGAGCGAGATTTCACCCCATGACAGAGAACGTAGCAATTCAGCTTGCTGGCTTGCGACACGATGCGGAACTAGAGTTTTTTGTGATCGATGCCACCGCCATAGGTGGGTCGGTCTATCGCTTCCATGCGGGGGCAAATGGTTTGCTTCAGGCGGTTGTGTGGCAGGGCCAGACCTACCAGCCTATGCCGATCATTGCGACTGGATTTGCCAGGACGACGCAGGGCACATTGCCGCGCCCGACCATGACGGTGTCGAACGTCACCAACTTGGTAGGCGCTCTGGTTATCACCGGCAATGGCCTGTTGGGGGCCAAGGTGCTCCGCAAGCGCACCTTGAGGCGCTACCTTGATGCCGTGAACTTTGCGGGCGGCAATGCCAACGCCGATCCTTTGGCTGGGTATGCGGACGAGGTTTGGAAGATCGACCGTGTCGCCCGCCGAAACAAGCTGATCGTTCAGTTTGAGTTGGCCTCGGCCATGGACGTTGACGGCGTGATGCTGCCTCGACGCCAGGTGCTTGCAGATACCTGCACTTTTGAGTATCGCCAGGACGGTTGCGGCTACACAGGCCCAGCTGTTGCCAAGGCGGACGACACGCCAACCAGCAACCCGGCTGAGGATGACTGCGGGCACTGCTTGCGCTCTTGCAGGCTGCGCCAATGGCCTGATGGCGTCCTGAATTACGGCGGCTTCCCGGGTGCTGGCTCAATCCGGAGGGTCTGACATGTTTGATCTTTCAGCGTCGGCCTATGCCGCAATCAGAGCCCACGGGGAACGCGAGTATGAAAACGGACGCCGGGAGGCATGCGGCCTGATCGTGTCTGGCGAGTACGTCGAATGCCAGAACCTTGGAGACGGTCCTGACAACTTCATGATTGACCCGCTTCGATGGGTGGTGGCCGAAGAGTCCGGGCAACTTCAGGCCGTGGTGCACACGCACCCAGACCAGCCGGCCTTGCCGTCAAAACTGGACATCGAGCGTTGCGCCGCTAGTGGCCTGCCATGGCTCATTGTCAGCGTGCCTGGTGGTGATATGTCCGTTTGCCTGCCCGATCAATCAACCCATGGGGTTCGTCATGTCTGAGCAACTGAGAGAAATCCGCCTATATGGGCACATGGGCAAGAAGTTTGGACGCATTCACCGGTTCGCCGTCGAGTCTGCCCAAGAAGCCATCATGGCCATGTGCATGGTGCTGGATGGGTTTGAGCGCGAGTTGATGGCGCACGCCGATGGGTACTTGATCTTCGCGGGCAAGAAGGACAAAGACGGCTTGTTGTCTGAAAAGACGATTGGTGTCAAGTTGTCCGCGTCTGAGGCCGTGTACATCGTGCCGGTTGTTCAGGGTGCAAACTGGTGGAGCAAGACCTGGAAGCGTGGCGTTGACATCCTCATGACGGTCACGATGCTTGGTTGGATCAACAAGCCATTCGTTGACGCGGTCAAGCCAAAGATCCCAAGTGTCAGCACGCCAGGGCAGGCGCCAGAGAGCATCCCCAGCTTTGCATTCGGATCGATAGCCAACTACACCGACCAGGGCGTGGCTGTCCCTATCGTCTACGGGGAAGTGATTGCCGGGTCGGTTGTTGCATCGCAGGGTTTGAGCGCCGTGGAGTTGGTGATATGAGTGAGATTCAGGACAACGTCAAATCAACCCAGATCGCGGAGTTGGTCGACATCGTTTCCGAGGGCGATTGTGTCGGCTTGGTCAATGGCGCCAAAGACGTCTTCCTTGAGGGGACGCCACTGCAAAACGCTGACGGGTCTTTCAACTTCGAAGGCGTGCACCTTGATTGGCGCACAGGCACGGTCGATCAATCGCCATTGCCTGGGATCAATGCCGTTCAGTCCGAAGTGACGGTAAACGTTGATGTCTTGCAGGCTACGCCCGTAGTGCGAACGATCACCAGCACGAGTGTGGACAAATGCCGCGTCACCATCATGGCGCCGCGCTTGTTCTTTCAAGACACGTCAAACGGTGACATCAGCGGTTCGTCGTTTCAGTTCGCCATTGACGTGCAGGCGTCAGGCGGGGCCTATGTTGAGGTGCTGAACCGGACCATTGAAGGCAAAACCAACAGCCAATACTCCAAGTCGTTTGAATTCTCGCTGCCTGGTGCTGCGCCGTGGAACATTCGTGTTCGTCGCATCACGGCTGATCCGGCAGGGGCCAATGTGGCCAACGCCTTTAAGTGGGCCAGCTTCACGGAAATTCAGTCGGTGAAGCTGCGATACCCATACACCGGCTATACCTTCTTGCGCGTGGATGCTCAGGCATTCAACCAGATCCCGGCTCGCACCTTCAAGTGGCGCGGCAAGAAGATCAAGGTGCCCACCAACTACAACACCTCCACGCGGGCCTATACCGGCGTGTGGGATGGCACGTTCAAGACTGAATGGACGGACAACCCGGCTTGGGTGTTCTATGACATGGTCACAACGGCACGCTACGGCCTGGGCAACTATGTGGACCCAGCCGAGGTCAACAAGTGGCGCATGTACAAGATCGCTCAATACTGCGACGGGTTGGTCCCAAACGGTAGCGGGGGCACTGAGCCGCGATTCACGCTCAACGTGCAAATCAGAGATCGGAAGGAGGCGTATCGCCTTCTTCAGGACTTATCGTCTGTGTTCCGTGGCATGCCGTTTTGGGATGGGTCTAAGGTTGACGTCTACCAAGACTCGCCAGAGCCTGTTTCGTTGATCTACGCGCCCGCAAACGTGGTCGGCGGAAACTTTGAATACGAGGGTGGCTCAAGCGAGAAGTCCCGTCACTCGGTGTTCATTTGCTACTGGAATGACATGACCGACCAGGGCCGCAGAACGGCTGAGGTCTACGCGCCAAACGACCTGATCACTCGCTATGGCATGCGCGAAATTGAATTGTCGCCAATGGGAGTGACGAGCCGCAGCATGGCCGCCAGGTTGTGCCGATGGGCTCGGCATACCGAAGAGGCCGAAGGCGAAACAGTAGGTTTCAGCGTAGGTTCTGATGGCATCGTTGCACAGCCAGGGAAGGTATTCAGCATTGCTGATCCAAGCGTGGCCGGCGAGCGATTGGGCGGGCGCATCGTGGCGGCCACGACAACGCAAGTTACTTTGGATGCGCCTGTCACGCTTGACTCTGGCGTGACGTACACCTTGACAGTGATTCAGCCTGACTCCATCGATCACATGGAGTACGACACCGAAGACCGGACCGTGACCACGGCAGCCGGTGTGGATTTGACCGTGCTGACGGTGTCCCCCGCATTTTCTGCGCCCCCAACGCAGGGCACGCTGTGGATTTTGTCGTCAGCCAATGTGGAGCCCACTTTGTGGCGCTGCACCGATGTCGAAGAGCAGGACAAGGGCGGCTACAAAATCAGCGGCACAGCATACAACGCCAGCAAGTACGATGCCATTGAGCTTGGCTTGACGCTGGATCAGCCTGTCATCACAAAGTTGTCGACCGTTGCCAGCCAGCCAACAGGGCTCACGCTGGAAGAGGAAATTTACAGCGACGGCACGGTGAACAAGTCAGCCTTGACCGTGGCCTTTATCCCAGCATCCGGTTCAAGCCGCTACCAGATCAAGTATCGACGTGACACTGGTTGGTGGGTTGACCTTCCAGAGTCCGGTGAGCAGTCGGCAACCATCCGAGGCTTGGAGCCCGGTGTCTATGACGTGGTGGTCAGGGCAATCAATGGCCTTGGCAACGTATCGCCAGCCGTTCAGGGGACCATCACGCTTGCTGGGGGCAAAAGCGGCGTCCGATCGGTTCGCCTCAAGGCCTCGGCCCTGACGTTCAAGGTGCCAACATCTGGCCCAGCCAGCCCAACAAGCATCACCATCACTGCTGACTGCGGTGCGCTGGATGAGGCTGGGTTGTCGTGGTCTGCAACCGGTGGCACGCTGACTGGTACGGGGACAACTCGCACGCTGACGTATTCCAACATGAGCGCAGATGTGGCAATGGTCACGGCGACGATCACGGTTGGGTCGGACATTTACACAGACACCGTCACCATCATCAAGGTTGCTGACGGGGCAACCGGTCCAGCTGGTGCGGCTGGGGCATCGGGTGTCAACGGAGCGCGGACGGCGATTTTGGAGATGTACCAGTGGGCAGCGTCAGCACCCACGACGTTCCCGTCCGGGTCTTCGACTTATACCTGGGCGACCGGGCAATTTACAGCGCCTGCAACAACAAATGGTTGGTCACTGGCTCCGACTGCGCCGATAGCGGGGCAAACGCTTTGGTTGTGTCGAACCGTCTACGCTGATTCGCTGACAACGGCGACCACTTCGGTGACATGGAGTGCATCAGCGGCTGTGGCCACTGGCGCCGCTGGGTCAAATGGCGCGGCTGGCGCAGCTGGATCAGCCGGCGCGAACGGAACACGGACGGCGGTGCTTGAGCTTTACCAATGGGCCGCCAGTACGCCATCCACGTTCCCATCAGGGACATCGACATACACATGGTCGACAGGCGCTTTCACTGCGCCAACGACCGCGGCAGGATGGAGCCTGACCCCTGGTGCGGCTGTTGCTGGACAAACCCTTTGGGGTTGCATGGTCAGGTACGCTGACTCTGGCACCAGCGCAACCAGTTCGGTGACGTGGTCAACCTCTACAGCCTATGCGGTTGGCGCTGCTGGGGCAAATGGATCCAACGGTGCGCCAGGGGCAACAGGAGCTACGGGGGCCACCGGTGCAACCGGCGCGCCCGGTGTGTCTGCGGTGATGTCACTCGATTCGATTGGGCTACCTGCTGACTCAGCCGGAGCGGTCACGAGTTATGCGGGAGCGTCCTCTACCATGCTGGTGGCTCTTGGCGGGGCAAACGACACAGCCAACTGGACGTTCAGCCACACAGCTACAGACGTGACGGTCACACGCTCAGTGAACACCATCACTGTCACGTCGATGGGATCAGGCGTGGCGATTGGCTATGTCGACGTGACGGCAACCCGAAGCGGGTACCCAAGCATCACCAAGCGAGTGACGGTCAGTAAGTACAAGACCGGCGCAACCGGGGCCACTGGCGCGACAGGCGCCACGGGCTCAACTGGTGCGACAGGAGCAACCGGTGCCGCTGGCCCTCGCGGGTCTGTCACCATGGCGGCAGCCACGGCCGGGACTTCATGGTCAGACAGTGAAGCCAATGCCGCCATCACTGGCGCTGGATTTGCCGGGCCGGTGAACCGCGACGTTGTCACCCTCTACAACACGTCAACCGGATGGTCTGAGGCCAGGTTCTACAACGGGTCGTCCTGGCTGACTCTGAACGCATGGATCACAGGTAACTTGCTTGTTGATGGAACTGTTTCCACAGATGCTCTAGCGGCAAATGCGATTACGGCCGACAAGATTTTTGCCAAGACGATCACAACGAATGAGCTTGCAATCGGCGCAGCAACGGCAAACGCAAGCTACTTCTATTCTGGTGCGGCAGATATAAATCCAACAGGAACTGTTGGCATTTACTATGTGAGATCAGGGGAGTCAGTGTTAAATGGAATAGTTCCAGGATCAAAAATACTGCTTATTGGGACTGCGCAAGCTTCGGTTGCTGGGTTTTATACAGACGCGAACTTACTTAAGTATGGAGCGCAAATTGAAGTAAGTGATTCATACGACGGAGGAGTAACCTGGAGCGGCTGGACAAACCCTAGTACTTTTTTTGTCACTTTATATAACGAGCAATATGCAAACATCTATGGCGGGAATAAAAATTTCGCGCATGTAGTTCCTGTTTTTAAGCAAATTAACAACCCCCTTACAGGTCCGTATGTACTGACGAATTTGAAATTCAGAGTGCGCAGGACGTATAAATTCACTAGCGGCCCTAGCAGTCTAGTACCGGTGAACCCAAACGGAAACACAACTATTGGCGAATACGCACGAGACGCTGGGGACGTTAGAGTGTCAGCATATGAATTTAAGGTATAAAATGGAATGTTTTACGGCATACGATACCTCTACTGGAGAGATAACTGGGCTTGTTGGAGGTATAGGAGCTACTCCGCCATTAGACACTACACTAACTAAGTATATTGCTGGCGAGTTTGATAGTGGGCTAGGGTACGTTAATTTCAGCGGCGAATTTGTGCCTTATAGTACTGAGCAGCACAATACAAAGAGCGCACGCCCTCAGTACCCGGCAAGATGGAGTAACGTTACAATGCAGTGGGAAGACCCACGCACGCTGGATGACCTCAAAGCGGCCAAGTGGGAGCAGGTCAAGGCCCAGCGTGACGCCGCCGAATTCGGTTTGTTCGTCTGGTCAGGTCATGCCTTCGACGGTGACGAGTCTGCCCAGCGTCGAATCAACCTTGCAGTTATGGGTGTGCAGGCGGCTGTGATCGCGGGCAATTCGTCTTGGTCTGTCGACTGGACGTTGGCCGACAACACAAGTTTGACGCTGTCTGCCTCCGACATGATTGGCGTGGCAAATGCGCTTGGTGCCAACATTGCGCAGGCGCATGCCTTGGCAAGGGTCAAGCGGCAGCAGATAGAGGCGGCCCAAACATTGGAAGAGTTGGACGCCCTATGAACATCCTGATCGGCCTGATGCTTTGGGTGGTTGGTGTATTGGCAGCCAACGTTTCGGCGCTGCTTGCGCTGCTGTATCTGTTCACTTCGCCACGTCGGTTCTGGCGTGTCGTGATCGCGCATGACCAGGCGGCAAATGCTGCCTTTGGCGGATCAGAGGACGAGACGATCAGCAGTAGGGCAGGCCGCGCCGCGAGGCGCGGGGACCGATGGGGCTGTGTGCTTTGCAAGATGCTGGACAAGATCGATCCGGACCACTGCGAGAAATCAATAGGCAAGTAGGCTCCCTAGCATGGCGTCATGAATGCCATGACCAACAACGCCTCAGCCAGTGACGTGATCCGCTCTCGTGAAGAGTTTGCGACTTACTTTCTGGGGCTTGATGCGAAGCGACCCGGCGCATGGGCGCAATACGGTTGGCCTGAAACTGTCGGGTTTGACCAGATGTACCGAGCTTACGAGCGCACAGGCGCTGGCTTTGGTGCAGTCCATCGGATTCTTGATGGGTGCTGGCAAAAGTTGCCGCGCATCAAGCAGCCGGGGCAGGACAAGGAAACGCCGTGGGAGCGTAAGGTGTCCCAGGTGCTCAAGTCAATCCGGGCCTGGACGAAGATCAAGGATCTGGACCGTCGCAACATGGTTGGCCGCTATGCCGGCCTGATCTACCGTGTCGCGGATAACAAGCCGCTTGACCAGGCGTTAGATCGCGCAACCAAGCTGGTTGACATCGTGCCGGTATGGGAAGGCCAATTGAAGGTCACGAAGTGGCACAGCGACCCAGCCAATGCGGAGCATTATGGCAAGCCAGCCATGTTCCAGTATCGGCGCCGTGACCTGAGTGCGACCGATAACCAGGGCAAGCCTGACGAGTGGGCCGACGTCCACCCAAGCCGAGTTCAGATCCTCGCTGAGGGATCGGTGGGCGACATGTTCGAAGGCGTGCCGTTGCTTCGCGCAGGTTTCAACCAGTTGGTTGATCTTGAGAAGATCAGCGGTGGGTCTGGCGAATCCTTCCTTAAGAACTCGGCGCGGACAATCGTCTTTGAGTACGAGCCGAACGCATCTGTTCAGGCCATCGCTCAGGCTGATGCGACTGGAACGACCAAGACTGTGCGAGAGGTGCACGAGGATCAGACCAGGGCCTTGAACCGCAATCAGGACTCTTCGATTGTGCTGCAGGGCGGCAAGGCCAGCACGCTGCAAACCCAGATTGGGAACCCCCAGCCATCGTTTGAAGTCGCCGCGAACCTGTTTGCCGCTTCTGTGCGGTTGCCTTTCACGATTGTGTTTGGGCAGCAAACCGGGCGCCTGGCATCCAACGAAGACAAAGAGGATGCCATTGCCCGATACAAGGGTCGCCAGGAAAACGAACTCACGCCATTCATCGAGGAATTCATTCAGCGCATGCAGGCGTGCGGCGTCATCGAGGACGGTGAGTTTGAGGTCGAGTGGCCAGACATCGCGGCGCCATCGGACGAAAAGAAGCTGGACAACGTCAACAAGATGACTGACGCGATGCAGAAGGCTTATGCCGCTGGCTTGGCTGAACCATTGTTCGATTTGAACGAGCTACGCAAGGCTGCTGGGTACGAGGAACGCGCCGAGCCCATGCTTGGTGAGGGTACGCCACCCATTGACGTGCAGCAGTGAAGACGCGCACCAAAAACCCGATCATCCCCGGCAGCAAGACAGACCGCACCGGGTCGGCTGGCCTGATGCGGCGCGCCGTTTCTGAAATCAATCGCAGGTTCGCGGGTCTTCAGGCTGACGTGCTGGCGACATTCGACAAGATTCGGGTGTATGGCCTAAATGATGCCGCCCAGGTGATGTACGGGCTGACGCCCGATGAGTTGGCCGCCGTGTCGACCGCTCTTGGTGAGGCTGTTGATCGGTGGATCAGCGAAGGCGAGAAGACCGCTTACAGGTTCTGGTGGGCACCATTCAGCGCCGAGGCTGCGCACCTGGGCGCAGCGCAATCGGTTATGAACTTGAGCGGCATTGCGCCTTCTTACGCGGCAGCCAGGTCATTGCAGGCCGTCGTCTACTCAGACGCCTACAAAAGCCGTGTTGCTGTGGCTCAGATCAAGAGCTACGACTCGTGGAAAGCGTTTGGCGAGCGCTCACGTTCTGACCTGTCGCAGATCATTGGCCGTGCCGTGGTTGACGGTCAAAGCCCAAAGGCTGCACGCAAGGCCATTGCCGAATCGCTGGACGTGAGCAAATCGCGGGCGATGCTCTACGCCCAAACCGACATCACCGAGACTTTGCGCGAGGCGCGGTGGGCGGAGGCGGATTACGCAACGGAAGAATTCGGTTTGAACATCGGGCTGCTGTGGACCTCTGCGCTATTGCCGACAACAAGATCAAGCCACGCGATCAGGAACGGAAAGGTCTACACGTCTGAAGATGTGCGGAAGTTCTACAGTACAGGCGGACACCGTTTCCGTTGTCACTGCGCACAGACTGAATGCTTGCTTGACAAGGACAACAAGCCGATCTTGAGTGATGCACTCAAGAGGTCGATGCAAGCCGAACGCCAAGCGTGGGAGAAAGACGCGGCTCCCTAGCATGCGAAAGCATGAAGAAGACCCGCATTCACATCCTGTCGGCAGTCAATGCCGCGAACGTTTCCAAGAGCGGCAACCTGTACACGATCAAAGACGTGTGCGGTGCTGTCGATGGGATCGTTATGAACTCGGCGCTCTATCCTGCTGAGGAACTCAAGGCGAGCGCTGCCAGTCTCAATGATCGGCCAGCCCCGGCAGGGCATCCACGAGACAGCAAAGGCCGGGCCATTTCTGCTTTGAATGGCGAGGCGCTGCTAAGTGCCTACATTGGCAGCATCTGCACCAATGCACGTCACGAAGGTGGCCGCACTCTGGTGGACATCGTCGTCAACGAAGCGCAGGCCAAGGCCCATCCTGACGGGGCGAAGCTGGTCGAGCGACTGGACGCGGCCATTACAGGCAACAACGCCGACCCGATCAACGTTAGCACCGGGCTGTGGTGCAAGATGCTGACGGCCAACGGTGAGAGCGGCGGCAAGAAGTACAGCCGCATTGCCACGGGCATCCAGTACGACCATTTGGCGATCTTGCTCAACGAAAAGGGTGCAGGCACACCAGACCAAGGTGTCGGCATGTTCCTGAACGCCGACGGCCAAGAAGTCGAGGTCGAGACGGTCGAGGTCAACGAGCAAGCCATTGACCGTCGCTTTGAAGGCGTCACCGGCTGGATTCGCAAACTGCTTGGCAACTCGGATTTGTCGTTCGATCAGATCTACGAAGGGCTGCGCTCAGTGCTGCCTGAAGGCTCATGGCCTCGTGAGGTGTTCGCCAAGTACTGCATCTACATGGGCAGCGACGACCGCTTGTATCAACAGGATTACCTCGTTGATTCTGGCGGCTCCGTAGCATTGGTTGGGCAACCTGTGGAAGTGGTCCGCAAGGTCGAGTACGAACCAGTCACCAACAGCAACGAGGTGGACACCGTGAAAGAAAAGATCCTCGCCGCGCTCAATGCAGCCGGCATCAAGACGGAAGGCCTGGACGAGTCCCAGTTGCTGACCGCGTACAACACGTTGGTGAATCAGCCAACGCAAGACAAGCTCAATGCAGCGAACGCGCAGATTGCAACGTTTGAGGCCAACGCCCGAGCTTTGCAAGAGACTGAAGTCACTGCGCTGGCAACCGAACTGGCTGTCAACAGTGTCTTGTCTGCTGACGACCTGAAGAAGTTGGGCATTGATCGCCTGAAGGAACTCAAGGCCAACGCCCATGCTGCCCCGATCCAAGTGGGCAGCCAAAAACCGGGCAACGCGTCGGAGTTCTCCGGCTACTCGCTCAACTCTCTGATTGACGAAAAGAAGTGATTGCCGCTGATCGCCTCCGCGAGCTGCTGTCGTACGACGAGCATTCCGGCCAATTCAATTGGTTGGTTAGTCGTGGAAAGGCAGCTGCTGGGGATGTCGCTGGTTGCGTGAATCGAGGTGGATACATCGAGATCCGTATCGAGAGAAAGACCTACTTGGCGCACCGCTTGGCTTTCGTCTGGGTAACCGGCGAGTTGCCAAGTGGCGAGGTTGATCACATAGACGGACTGCGTGCGAACAATGCCTTCGCAAACCTTCGAGCGGTAAGTTCAGTCATAAACCATCAAAACCAGCGGAAAGCTCACAGATCAAGCAAGACCGGTTTGCTTGGCGTCAGTTGGAAGGCAAGCAAGGGCCGGTACAGGGCAAGCATAGATGTTGAAGGAAGGAAACTCCATTTGGGCTACTTCCGCGACAAAGATGCGGCGCATGTCGCTTATCTCAACGCCAAACGTGCTCTGCACAAAGGCTGCACCATCTAAGGAGGCAAAACATGCCAAATCGAATTTATAGGGGCCCCGCTGATCGTCAGCCTAAGACCCTCTCAAACCGCACCGTGAACGGCGCCCTGTTGCCCGCCACATTCGTGACTGTCAACGCAACCCAGTTTTCCCAGGCCACTGCGGTTTCTGGCGGTCGTTTGGCTCTGTTGGCAAACCGAGATTTCTACGGCACCGACTTTGCCAACTCAAACGACCCGCTGCTGACCGCGTACACCTCCGGTGATACCGGGGTGGCTTACATCGTTGAGCCTGGTCAAGAGTACCAAGCCGCGTTGGCCGCAGCGACCTACACCAACGGCCAGGAATTGACCGTTGGCGCATCCGGTCGGTTGACTGCTGCTGCATCAGGCAACGTTGTGGCCGCCTACTACGACGGTGCCACTGGCGCCAAGTCGGCAGGCGACCTGGGCGACGTGATCATCGCCACGTTCTACACTAAGGCTTAAAGGAGGCCCGCATGCTGCGTTTTACTCAAGAGCAAGAGCTGGCCGTCAATCAGGCCCGCGAAGCATTCAACCGCACACAGGCCGCTTTGGCCGCCGAACTGGTTGGCAACTCGATTGCCGTACCTGTTGATGCATGGCGCCGTATCGACTCGCGTGGTGCAATGATCCAGCGCGACGTCCTGAACGTGTTCAACCGTTTGGCTGCAGCTGACACCACCCCTGTGGGTGTTGGTGATCTGGTTAGCTACTACGGCCAAGTCAGCGATTCCAACGAAGTGAACGTTTCGATGGATGGCCGAAGCACCGGCAAGGCTGATCAAGCCAACATCAAGTACGTGGGCACCCCTGTCCCAGTGCTGACTTCTGAGGCCCGTTTCGGCTGGCGTCAGATGGAAGTGCTGCGCAAGTCGCCCAACTCGCTGGACACTGCCACTATCGGCAACGCCCAACGAAAGGTTGCTGAAAAGCTGGAAGACATGGCCTTGAA